ACTTTGTTCTGAAAACAAATGTGATGCAATTAGCCTAAACCTAAAAGGTGGTGGTTGCGCTGGGTTTGAATATGATTGGGGTACAATGATGGCAGACCAGATCGGACCTCAAGACGAAGTTATTGAATGTGATACAGGAAGATTTGTTATCAGTGTAGATAGTGTGATGTTTCTAATCGGAACTGAGGTTGATTATGTCCACAGTTTGACTGGAAGTAACTTTGAGATCAATAACCCAAATGCTAAGAGTAGTTGTGGATGTGGAGTCAGTGTAAACTTTGACTTAGACGCTATGACTATTCCACAATTTTAAGGAAACCCTATGGCAACTTTAACTAAGAACGAGAACTTCCTGCAGCCCACAGGATACAAAGTAAGTATTAATAGGAAGAATTATCCTAACCTTGAGTTCTTTGTGCAAGCAATTGTACACCCATCAGTATCTGTAGCGCAGACTGAGGTGCAATATTCTCGTGTTGCAGTGCATACACCTGGGGATAAGATCCTATACGATGAGTTGTCTTTAGAGTTACTATTAGACGAAAACTTGACTGGATATAAAGAAATGTACAGTTGGTTAGAACGTTTGGTTCTGCAATCTGAACAGAAAGCAACTGACAGCAATACAGTAGCTACAACTGCGGATATTACATTGTCAATATTGTCTAGTCACAATAACACAACTAACAAGTTTATCTATAGAGACTGCATTCCTACTTTGATTGGTGCAGTTAACTTAACAGCTAATGCGAGTGATGTGCAGTACATAACAGTACCTATCTCATTCAGTTTTACCTACTTTGACATCGTATAGATAAGGTATATAAAATGATTATGGAGTTTGATAATGAACCTAGAAACCGTTCTGGAAATGTGGAAAACCGATAGTGCTATTGAACAGTTTAACTTAGATGAGACTAGTAGAAATACACCAGTACTACACGCAAAGTATCTAGAACTTCTATCGATTGCAAAGTTGCAGTTGAAGAAGGCAGAACTTTCACAAAAATCCTTACTTAAAAAGAAATGGCTATACTATAATGGTAAGCTAACCCAAGATCAGATTGAAGATCTAGGTTGGGAATTCGATCCTTTCAATGGCTTAAAAGTCCTTAAGGGTGAGATGGATTACTATTATGATGCAGATACAGACATCCAAAAAACTGTAGAACTAATCACTCTACGAAAGACTAATGTTGAGGCGTTGACAGAGATTGTTACTAATCTTAATTGGAGACACCAAACAATCGGAAATATGATCAGGTGGAGGCAATTCGAGGCCGGTGGATAAACTAGTAATAACGCAGAAGAATCAATCTGTATGTCTTGTACATACTATACCAGGAATAGCAAATGAGTTAGTTGACTTTTTCTCATTCTATGTTCCGGGATATAAGTTCGTACCTTCTTATAGAAATAAGATGTGGGATGGTAAGATCCGTCTCTTTAATGCACAATCGTGTGAATTGCCTATTGGTCTTTTCTCATACGTACAGGAGTTTGCCAAAGCACGTGGATATGTGATTGAGGTAGAACATGATGCATACTATGGCAGACCAGACAGTACAAATGATATAGCCTTCGATGACTTAATTGACTTTGTGAAAGAGTTAACTTTGTCAAGTAGAGGTTCTCAGATTGCTCCAAGAGAGTATCAACTAGAGGCAATGGTTGAAGCAGTGCATCGCAAAAGAGCTATCCTACTATCACCGACAGGTTCTGGTAAGTCATTAATCATCTATATGCTGATGCGTTGGATGTTAGCTAATAGCACTAAAAAGGTGCTAATCATTGTCCCAACAACATCTTTAGTTCAACAGATGTATGCAGACTTCGAAGACTATTCTACATACGATGAGAGTTGGGATGTGGAGAATATGTGTCATAGGATCTACCAAGGGAAGCCTAAGATGAACATGAGCCAACGTGTCTTTATATCTACATGGCAGTCAATCTATAAACTACCAGGAGTTTGGTTTGAGCAGTTTGGTACAGTATTTGGTGATGAGGTTCATAACTTTAAGTCTAAATCATTAACAGGTATCATGAATAAGAGTAGAGAGGCTGAATATAGATTTGGTACGACTGGTACGTTAGATGGAACTAAGACACACAAACTTGTACTAGAGGGACTTTTTGGGCGTATATATAATGTTACAACCACCAAAAAGCTTCAAGACGATAACACACTGGCACCACTAGACATTAAGGTTCTATTGCTAAAGTATCCAGAAGAAGTTAGAAAAGCTTGGGGGAAGAAAGAATACCATCAAGAGATAGATTACATCGTTAAATGCGAAGCACGTAACAGATTGATTACAAACCTATCTTTAGACCAAAATGGTAACACACTAGTATTATTCCAATTTGTTGACAAGCACGGTAAAGTGCTCTATGATCAAATTAAGAATAAAGCACATAGTAAGCGTAAAGTGTTCTTTGTATCAGGTGAGACAGATACTAACGACAGAGAGCAGATACGTAAGATCGTTGAAACACAAAAGAATGCCATTATTGTTGCAAGTTTAGGAACCTTCTCTACTGGTATTAATATTAGAAACTTACATAACATAATCTTTGCATCACCATCTAAGAGTCAGATTAAAGTACAACAGTCTATAGGACGTGGATTAAGGAACTCTGATAACGGTGCGACTACAGTGTTATATGATATTGCAGATGATTTGCATTGGAAGAGTAAAAAGAACTACACACTACTACACTCGGCAGAACGTATTAAGATATATGCTAGAGAGTCGTTTAATTATAAAATATATGAAGTGGAACTAAAGATATGAGTGAGATAAGACAGTTTAAGTTAGTAGATGGATCTGAAATTGTCTGTGAGGTTTTAGAATGGAATGATGATAATAGTGAAGAGATTGTAATTCGTAATGCTTTAATCATTCAATATATGATAAAAGATGACAATAGATTATGTTCTATGCGCCCATGGATGCTATTGCAAGTACAGCACAATATGGTTTCAGTACTGAATGCAGGACACGTAACAATTGATGCACACCCTGCATCAGAGACTATAGATAACTACACAGAAACAGTTAAGTTTCTACAAATAGATCAAGAGGCATGGGATGAGTATGGGAAAGATCTAGTAGAAGAAGAAGCGGCTGAGAACATGAATGTAGTTACTGAAGAAGAGAAAGACAATATCATATCTTTCTTAAAGAATCGCAAGGACAAGTTGCACTAACCCTATCCCTACTTTCCGAAGATGGTCCTTTATTATACCATCGAAACACAAATCTGTCAACCCCCCAAATTACAAAAACTTCAACTATTTTATGATTGACAACCTATCCAATAATTGGTATAATAGGTCTACTGAAAAGGAGTAATAGATGGCACGAACTAAACGAGCCAGTATTCATTATGTAAACAATGCAGAGTTTTCATCCGCAGTTGTTGATTATGTGAAAACTGTCATGGAAGCAAAGACAAGTGAGAGTGTGTTACCTATCGTACCAGACTACATCGCTGAATGCTTTTTAAAGATTGCAGAGGGTCTATCCCACAAATCTAACTTCATTCGCTATACCTATCGTGAAGAGATGGTTATGGATGCTGTTGAGAATTGTCTACGTGCAATTGAAAACTACAATATAGAAGCCGCTACACGTACAGGTAAACCTAATGCATTTGCATACTTTACGCAGATCAGTTGGTATGCCTTTCTTCGGCGTATTGCAAAGGAAAAGAAACAACAAGATATTAAGTATAAGTATATGACATCTTCTGGTGTTGAAGCGTTTATGAGCATCGATATGTCCGAAGAGTTTAGCAAATTGGTTGGAACCAACTATGTTGACATTTTAAAAGATCGTATTGAAAAGGTTAAAGAAGCAGATGCGGTAGTTAAAGATCTTGTCAAATCAGAGAAGAAGCGTAAGAAACGAGAAGTCAAAGTTGATTCCGATCTTAGTGAGTTCCTAAGTGATAAGGACTAATAATGAAGATAGCGATTCTAAATGACACTCATTGTGGTGTGCGCAATAGTAATGACATATTTCTCAATAATGCTGAGAAGTTCTTTACTGATGTATTCTTTCCTCATCTTTTGGCACATGGTATTAAGCATATCGTGCATCTTGGTGATTACTTCGATAACAGGAAGTTTATTAATTTCAGTGCTCTTAACCGTAATCGTCAATACTTTCTTGCTAAACTAAGGGAGTATGGCATTACCATGGATATCATCTGTGGTAACCATGACACATTCTTTAAGAATACTAATGAACTGAATAGCTTGAAAGAGCTACTTGGTCACTATATGAATGAGATCCACATTGTACATAAACCTACAGTGATGGACTATGATGGTATGAAGATGGCACTGTTGCCTTGGATTTGTGATGAGAATGAAGCGGAAAGTCTAGACTTTATTGCAAACTGTAAAGCTGATATACTTGGCGGTCACTTAGAGCTACAAGGTTTTGATATGATGAAGGGTGTAGTAAACCCTAAAGGTATGGATCCTGCTCTATTCTCAAGGTTTGAGATGGTTATGTCTGGACACTTCCACACAAAATCGAATCAGGAGAACATTCATTACCTTGGATCACAGTTAGAATTCACATGGTCTGATGCTCATGACAATAAGTATTTCCATACATTAGACACTGAGACACGTGAGATTACAGAGATACGCAATCCCCATACGCTGTTTCATCGCATATACTATGACGATACCAAGGAAAACTTCGATGACTTTGATCTATCACAGGTAGACAATAAGTTTGTAAAGATTGTTGTAATAAACAAACTTGACCTCTTTACATTTGATCGATTTGTTGATAGAATACAAAATAGACCGATTCATGAACTGAAGATTGCTGAGAACTTTGTTGAGTTTCTTGGTGATGAAGTTTCAGACGAAGGCATATCAGTGGAAGAGACTTCTGTGTTGCTAGAGACGTATATCGAAAATGTTGAGACAGATCTTGACAAAGATAGACTAAAGATGGGCATGAGGGATCTATTTACTGAGGCTCAAGCATTGGAAATTGTATGACAACTATTATACACATTAACAGAAACATTATTCAACGTAACGCTAAACGTGACGAGAAGAAACCTGTTGTAAGAGTAGAACAGGGTCGTAACATTACATATTGTATGGAAGTTGACATTAAAGGTACATCTAAGATGGTTTATCGTCCAGATGCACCTAGACCTTGTGGTGCTAAACTATGGATTGAAACCGAAGCAGAAGTTGAGATGATAGGCGTAGCATGATCATATTTAAAACACTTAAGTATAAGAACCTATTATCTTCTGGTAACAACTGGACTACTGTTGACTTTGTTAAGACTAAATCTACTCTAGTTCTTGGTCACAATGGTGCAGGTAAGTCTACAATGCTAGACGGTATCTCTTTTGCTTTGTTTGGTAAACCACATCGTAATATCTCTAAAGGACAACTAGTAAACTCAATCAACAAGAAAGACTGTATGGTTGAGGTAGAGTTCTCTATTGGTAAAGTTGAGTGGAAAGTTATTCGTGGTGCTAAACCTAATGTGTTTGAGATCTACAAGGATGGGCATATGCTCAACCAAGCATCCCATTCACGTGAGTACCAAAAGATACTTGAACAGAACATTCTTAAACTTAATCACAAATCGTTCCATCAGATTGTAGTACTTGGTTCATCATCTTTTGTACCATTCATGCAATTGTCTTCACCACATCGCCGTGAAGTAATTGAAGATCTTTTGGATATTGGTGTATTCTCTAAGATGAATGGTCTGATTAAAGAAAAGAATGCATTGCTCAAAGATAACATCCGTGAGACTACATTTGAGATTGATCTATTTCAAGAGAAGATTGATTTACAGAAGAAGTATATACGAGAAGTTGAAAACCTTAGTGGTGAACAGATTACTCAGAATGAAGAACAGATTGATATGTCTCGTGAGAGTATTATGATGCTACAGGAAGAGAATGAAAAACTTGGTAAAGATATAGAAGCTTTATCTGATGGCCTACATGACAATCTAGGAACTGCTAACGACACCAAAACAAAACTGTTACATTTCCAAGCAACTATTTCACAGAAGATTAAGACAGTATGTGATGAGGCAAAGTTCTTTGATAATAACGATAACTGCCCTACATGCGAACAGGATATTGATGCGGATCTTAAAGGTGATAAACTTAAGAAAGCTAAAGCACGTGCAATTGAACTTAAAGAGGGCTTGAATAAGGCTAACGATGAGGCACGTATCATTGAAGAGAAGCTTAAAGATCTGAATGAAAAGGTTCAGACAATTGCTTTGAAAACAAATGAGAGTAATTCAAACAATCGTGAGATCTCTAGATTACAGTCGCATATCGGAGATCTTATAGCTAACATGGAAGTTATTCGTGGTAAGGATGGAGACATCTCTAAAGAACGTGATGTACTACAAACACTACATGATGATCGTGAGAGTGCATTTGAGACACGTATGGTGGATAATGAATCGTTAGCATACAACATTGCTATGAGTGAGATGCTTAAAGATACTGGTATTAAAACTAAGATCATTAAACAATACTTACCTATCATCAATAACCTAGTTAATCAATATCTACAAACACTAGACTTCTTTGTACACTTTAACTTGGATGAGAACTTTCATGAGACTATTCGATCAAGACATCGTGATACATTCTCATACGATTCGTTCTCTGAAGGTGAGAAGCAACGTATTGACCTAGCACTACTATTCACTTGGCGTATGATTGCTAAGATGAAGAATTCTGTGTCCACTAACCTATTGGTTCTTGACGAAACATTTGATAGTTCGTTAGATCATGAGGGGGTTGACAATCTAATGAAGATCATATATAGTCTTGGAGACGAAACAAATGTATTCGTTATCTCACATAAAGGCGAGATCTTAGACGGAAAGTTCGAACGGAAGGTTACCTTCTTTAAGGACAAAAACTTCAGTAAGATGAAGTAAACACTTGACATATAGCTCTACTTGGGCTATACTTATTACATTATAACTATGGAGTCCATACTATGGAACTATCTGAAACTACTTTATCTATCTTAAAGAACTATGCAGGAATCAATTCCAACATGGTGATTGAGCAAGGTAATACAATCCGAACAATTTCGGAAGCAACTAACATCTTGTCTTCTGCACAAATCGTTGAAGACTTCCCTACTACATTTGGGATCTATGACTTAAACTCATTTCTTGGGGTGCTATCTCTAGTCGATACGCCTAACCTAGATTTCTCTGATGACTATCTTACAGTCAGTGATTCGTCTGGTAGGAGTAAGATCAAGTACTTCTACTCAGATCCTGAGATGTTGACTAAACCACGTAGGAACGTGAATATGCCAAGGGGTGATGTAAACTTTACATTAGATGCAGATACATTAGGTCGCATTAAACGTGCCGCATCTGCATTAGGTCATACTGAACTATCAATCACTGGTTCTAATGGTGTTCTTACACTGTCTGTAGTAGATGGTAAAAATGCTACTTCCAATGCATATTCTATTGACATAGTTGGTGATTTTGACCCTAGTGCTACATTTAACTTCATTGTTACTATTGCTAACCTACGGATAATCCCAGGAGACTATGAAGTATCCATTTCAACAAGAAACATATCGCACTTCAATAATAAAGAGCTTGGTCTCTCTTATTGGATTGCATTTGAAAAAACATCAACATACGGAGTTTAATGATGAGTAAAAATACCCCAACCCCAACACCCAATGAACATGCACAAGCTTATCAATTGATGGCTCAAATTGGTCGAAGTACCGTTGCTGTTATTGATGCTATTGTTCAACGTGGCGGTTTCCGTGGAGAAGAGCTATCAACGATTGGAACACTACGTGATCAATCTATTCAAGCTATTTCTATGTCTGAAGCATTTGAAGCAAAGGAAGGCACTTCGTAAACTGATGTTTACAACCACTCCAAACTATTATATAATGAAATCTTGATCATGGAGACTGTGAATGTCAAAAGACTTTTTATGGGTAGAGAAGTATCGCCCAAAGACTATAGAAGATACTATCCTACCAAAAGACCTAAAGAATACCTTCAAAGGTATTGTTGAAAGCGGTGAAGTTCCTAATATGCTCTTCACTGGTACAGCAGGTCTAGGTAAGACAACTGTAGCTAAAGCACTATGTAATGAACTAGACTTAGATTACATTTTAGTTAATGGATCTGAAGAAGGTAACATTGAAACCTTGCGTGGTAAGATTAAGCAATTTGCTTCGTCTGTATCATTGCAAGGTGGCTACAAAGTTGTTATTCTAGATGAGGCTGACTATTTAAACCCACAATCTACGCAACCAGCATTGCGTGGTTTTATAGAAGAGTTCTCGAATAATTGTCGGTTCATTCTGACGTGTAACTTCAAGAACCGTATCATCGAACCCCTACACTCACGTTGTGGTGTGTATGAATTTAATACAACTAAGAAACAAATGGCAGGGTTGGCAGAAGGTTTCCTAAAGCGTCTTTGTAGCATATTGAAGACCGAAGGTGTAACATATGAAACAAAAGAAGCGGCAGAGATTATACTTAAACACGCTCCCGATTGGCGGCGTATACTCAACGAAGCCCAAAGATCTGGAACAAGCGGGCACTTGGTTGTTGGCACTCGCATGGTGGGTACTAGTAATCAGTATAACGATCTCTTAGATCATCTGAAGACTAAGAACTTTAAGAAGATGCGTACATGGGTAGTTAACAATATTGATGTTGATGCTTCAGCTATCTTTCGTGGTATTTACGACTCTATGTCAGAGAAGGTAGCACCACAATCAATCCCTCAATTAGTATTGATCCTAGCTGATTATCAATACAAGAATGCCTTTGTCGCAGATCATGAACTAAACGTTGTTGCATGTATGACTGAGATTATGGCTAACGTGGAGTTTACATAATGAAACTTGTACTATTTACCAAAGATCGTTGCGTGTATTGTCATATGCTTCAAGAGAAACTTGACACTTGGGGTGTGGATTATGAGATCTTAAACAATCATCCACTACCTAATGGTCACAAGACTTATCCACAGTTATATTATAAAGGTAAAGATGTTCAACAAGGACATTCTACAGACTTGACTGAATCTAAGTTAACTGATAGAATGGAACGGATAGAATGGCCTGGTATGGACGGTGGTATAGATGAGTAAAGCTTTAAGTCCTTTTGATTTCACAACTGCTATAAATCATAGCAAAAAGAACATTATGATTGATGATATGACCGAGAAGTCATATTCTTCTTTTATGATCAATAGATCATTAAGTTACTTTCCAGACACAGTTCGTGCGGCTAATGAAATGAACTTCTATCACCACCTAGACAGCAAACTACAATTTGATTTTCTTATAAATATCATCAGGAAACGGAAACGTTTCTCTAAATGGACGAAACCGTCCACTGAAAGTGATATTGATGCTGTCAAGGAATATTATGGGTATAATAACGAACTAGCCCGACAAGCTTTGACTCTATTGTCACCTGAGAAATTAACTATAATAAAGAATAAGGTGAATAAGGGTGGAAAACGAAGAAACTAAGATTGTGGAGTGGAACCCCAAGCATATGCTTGAAATCACTCTAAATGAACCAGATGACTTCCTTAAGATTAGGGAAACGTTGACTCGTATCGGTGTAGCTAGTAGGAAAGATAACAAACTATTTCAATCTTGTCATATTCTGCACAAACAGGGTAGATACTTTATCGTACACTTCAAGGAACTGTTCTTACTAGATGGTAAGAAGTCAAACTTAGAAGAGAACGATCTGGCTAGACGTAATACAATTGCAACTCTAATGTCCGATTGGGGATTGGTTACAATTGTATCTGGTCAGAATGTAGAACCACTGGCGGCATTAAGACAGATTAAAATCATTCCCTTCAAAGAGAAGGTGAAGTGGGAACTATGTCCCAAGTACAACATAGGCAATAAGTAAAAATTAACAAATGACTAAATAAGGGCGTAGTGCAGATGATCTGGCTACTAACCCCTTCTTGCTTTACAGGAGAAACTATTATGATAAGCAAAACTACAGCCACAGGGCTATTTCCATCCGCCGCATTCGTGGGCTTTGATCACCTTTTTAAAGAATTGGATCATGTTACCAAACATGCCCATGATCATTACCCACCTCACAATATCCTCAAGACATCTGAGAGTGACTATCTTATTGAGTTAGCAGTCGCAGGTTTCAGTAAAGAGGGAATTGACATTGAGTTGCATGAACGGACATTAACTGTAACTGGAGAACACAAAACAAAAGGTCGTGAATACGTTCACCGTGGTATTTCCACTAAGAAGTTCAAACGCACCTTTAGGCTATCAGAACACGTGCAAGTGCACGGAGCCGATATTCAAGACGGTATTCTAGCAATTCAATTGAAGTTTATCATCCCAGAAGATCAGCGTCCTCGTAAAATCAATATTGGTTCAGAGGATAAACCTAATGCAACACATACTAACAACCCATAGCTTTTCGATTCGGGCAATCGAAACAATTTTAGAAACTTTCAGATCTCTGAGAGCACATCATAAACATAAATCTCTAGTGCGTAAAACTATTAATGAGTTGAACAAACTAAGTAATGCAGACCTACAAGATATTGGTTTGTGTAGAGGTGATATTTACGGTATGGCTCATGGACACATTGATCATTTAAAGAACCGTATCAACTTCAGTGACGAATTTGTCGAAGCAGTTGAAGTAAACGCAAACTTAAAAGGATCAGTATAATGTCTACAGCAATTCTAAACTT